CTACCGGCTGTTTAGAAGTTTTTTTTTCCCGTCAGCAGCCACCGTTTGATCTCCTCCAGCTGGTGGAAAGTTATTGTTCACCGATTTTTGAGATGGAATGAGTACCGTATCTTCAGGATCATCAGGATTTGGAAGTGGTCTACCATATTTTTCTTTCACATATCTCGTTGTCAGCTTGAATCCCATTGATTGAAGATTTAAATCTATTTTAGTTTCCTTCTCCATGTCAAGTGCTTGTGAAATATCGGTTTGACAATAAGGATACCCTTCTTGTGGACCATAATTTGCGATGACATAGGGTTTAAAGAGATCGTTTGAGATTGCCTCGTCGACGGTTTCCGCGCCGGACTCGACAAATTCCTGTTTTACTTCTTTTGCCATGTCCTCGCCGCCCAATTTGCCAGGTGTTGCTTGTGATGATCCGGTGTGACCCAGCACTAATTGTCCATAGGAATCATCGACCCATTTCTGCAGGTCACTATAAACTTTATGCGAAGTTGCTTTGCCAGCCATTTCGACAAACTCGATGATAGAATCTTTCGAAATGACAGCAGCCGAATCTTCAGCAAGACCACTAATTGCCTTGATCAACAAATCTTTTTCCTCGGGCTGGCTCGTATCATACTTACCGATGCGGTAACCGAGCAAGACTTCCGCAAATTTTAACCACCATTTGATGTCGTAATTTTTAAAAAGGTAGAGATATGTCAGCGGACGCATAAGGGCCGAGCGCGATGTAAGTCCACTCATCGCATGGGACCTCGCAATAATGAATCTTTGACGAACTATAGGATCGTTTTCAAGACTCACACCATTTATGAGACTGCCTTGCAATTCTTCATCACTGAAAATGCCGCGGTAAAATTCAATGCGATTCGGATCGATACGCATTCGGAGTTCATTGGGATCGCTGTAGAGGTCTGTTACCTTCCCGAACCGAAATTTCTTTTGATCGACAAAAGTTATATCATCAAAAGTATATTTATTGTCTTTATAGACCCAATGAATTTGATTAACCGAAAACGCCTTCGGAACACAATCGGCAATATTACCGATGATGTGTTTCCAATGCCTCAGACCTTTAAATGCTATCTCGACATCCTCGGCTATTTTGAGATCCTTGGGCTTGGTGGAAAAAGGAACGACATTTTGATTCCGGCGAGTGACTGCAAGCTGCCGTGCCTGAAATACAGACAAAAGCTTCGCGTCTTTTTCGAGCATCTCACTGAAGAGTTCCATCTGCCGATACACATCTCCCGTATCAGCTTCCTTTAGTAACGAAGCTAATCTGTAAGGAGTTAATCCTTGACCCGGGTAAGACGAAAAGCGGTCGTTAATACTAACAACCGGAATTGTCTCGGTCAATTGCTGTTTATCTTTTTTGCTGAAGATGCCTTTTATGTTGTCAACGATCTTTGCCATAACCGCCTCAGAGATTATAAGTGATAGATAATTTCAATTGCCGATTGCCGGTGAGCGGCTGGTGATATAATAATCCAAACGAGATCTCGCGCGTACGTGCGGCGATACCAGCACCGACTCCCTCGGTATCGAGCGCGAGGAATGGGAACTGGACAACTCCGCATATCTGCAGTGGAGAGATGGCGACGGCAAGCGTGATATGTTGTAACGACATCGAGACACCGAGAGAAATGAAAGAGCCGAACCGAAGTATCGGCTCTTCATAGGCGATCATCTCGACTGACTTGACTTGCGCTGTGTCGATATAGATGCTGCCATCTTTGGTTGTGATAATTGCCGTTGAGTCTATGAGTCTATGAGTCGTTGAGTCGTTGAGAGGAATAGACTTAACAACGATTAAAACGCTCTTCACATCGCTCTCGGGCACACCCTTAGGCAATCTTGTAGGTGGTTTAGAGGATGTTCTTTCCAAGAAAGCGGGCAAGGAAGCCGGTCTATGATTACTCTTCACAACATGCGCGAACGAACTATCTGAAGGCACAAATACTGAAGACGATTCAGAGTTCACGCAATCATGGAATCTCAACACGAGTATAATGAGTGCAGAGATTGTAATGAGAAGAATCACAATGCCGAAGATGTTATTTAATTTAATAAGCATTTCATGCCCGAACGATTCGCTTTAATAACTTTCTGAGGCGTCTTTTTTGCTGCACTTTTTCTCTTTCATTAAACCACAATTCTATTCCGCCATCCTGCCGATGTCTGACATCAAAAAATAAATCGAGGAATTTAACGATCCATTTGTGCTTGGATCCGTTTAGACTGAGCATCTTGCATCTCTTTCGCCTGCCCCATGCGACAGGGAATTTAAACGCGAGTGCCGCAATAAAAAAAGCTTTAATATGTTGTTTGGAAATCATCTCAAATTATTTCTACAAGAACATCTTCGCGAAGCCTGTAATTTTGCGTTATTGCGGTAAATACAACTATGTAAATGTTTCCCTTTGTTCCACCCGAGAGAGTAGAATCGATCCGAGTTGTGCCAATTGTTTTGTTAACGAGTGTTAATATGTTCCCATCCTTTTTGTTTGCATTCAAAACTGACACATCGCCATCCGTTATAGTCTGAGTTCCAGGCATTGAATCCAAAATATTTTTAAAATTTATGGCGAGTGGAATTACCTCGCCCACTTGCTTAAATATTTTCATCGCGCATTCCGTTAAAATCGAAAATAAATTTCCGTAAGGGAGCGTTTTCATTTATCCTTTGATCGGTGGTAAATTCGAACTTCCGACCAGGAAAAGATTCGAACATTCTCGTCGCGGCATTGATACTCGGTCCAAAGATCGTCTTGATAGAAGAATTTAAAACGGCAGTGTCAATATCTTTTGAAATAGAAGCTTGTATTTGAATAATCACTGCGGCAAGGAACGCAATGCTTTCGAGTGTTTCATTTATTCCTCCGGATGTGCCTACGGTAATGTGCGAAGATAAACCGATTGAGCCCAACTCCGAGTTTAAATTAAGGAGGTGCTCGGTGCTTATTGCTACATCGGAGGAGAGGGAAATATCTGATAAGCTTTTATTAAATGCCGCGACAATTCCAAGAACCACTGAAGACGAACCTGTGCAAGTATCTAAGGATTTATCGAGAGAGATATTATCGGGAATTACAACAGCAGAAGAGCATACTAATGCATCGAGAGTTTTGCTCAGAGTAGTTGCGATTGCAACGGTTACCGATGACGAATCTGTGCAAGCATCCAAGGGTTTATTGAGAGCGGCACTCTCGGGAATTACAACAACAGAAGAGCATACCAGCGCGTCGAGAGTTTTGCTCAGAGTAGTTGCGATTGCAACGGCTACCGAAGATGAATCTGTGCAAGCATCCAAGGGTTTATTGAGAGCGGCACTCTCGGGAATTACAACAGCAGAAGAGCATACCAGCGCATCGAGAGTTTTACTCAGAGCAGTTGCGATTGCAACGGCTACCGAAGATGAATCTGTGCAAGCATCCAAGGGTTTATTGAGAGCGGCACTCTCGGGAATTACAACAGCAGAAGAGCATACCAGCGCATCGAGAGTTTTGCTCAGAGCAATTGCGATTGCAATGGTTACCGAAGACGAACCTGTGCATGCGCCCAGGGATTTATCGAGAGCCGCGTTATCTGAGATTACAACAGCAGACGAGCATACCAGCGTATCGAGAGTCTTGCTTAGGTCGATTGCGATTGCAATGGTTACTGAAGACGAACCTACGCAAGCATCCAAGGATTTATTGAGAGCGGCATTATCGGAAATTGCAACGGAAGATGAACATGATATTGCATCGAGAGTTTTTGTAAGATTCGCAAATATTTCAACGCCAACGCCACCGCGTACAACGGTTGGATCGCTGAGAGTAACATCGTATGGATTTATCGAACCCTGATATAAAAAAACATCTACCATTTATAATGCCATTAAAGTATTGACTGTCGTTCCCGCAACATCCGGGCTTCCCGTTTTATATGCTAAGATGTAGCATGTCGTTGAGGGACTCACTAAAAACATAAAAGCCCCGCTTGCGTCAGACTGTACGATACTTATTAATATATCGACACTTGCATCGAAAAGATGAACTGTACATCCTGCGAGTGCATTGCCGCTTGAATCTTTTGTGGTGCCTGTGATTTTATAACTTTTATCGGAGAACATTGGCTTCGATTTGAATGTGCATTTAAAATCTAATTTTGCGACTCCATGCACGAGCATTCGACTTTCGCTCAATCCTTTTCCCAACCCAATATTTTCCGAGACAGGCATTAGTTTAACGACTCGGCAGTGTATTGAATGACTTGAATTCCTGTTGTTGATTCGCTTGCCGATAATCCCACCCAAAAATCAAGTATATTTGCAATTGTGGAATCAAAACCTCCGCCTTGCGCCATTACCGTATTGGGACACATTATGGTCCCGACTCCGGCGGTTGGATCAGCAACTGCACCGGATATAACAAACATAATTCCGCGAAGAATTCCCTGTCCCATAAGTTTTGCTGTCGTGGCCGAACCAATAACTTCACATCGTAGTAATATCTCAAGTTCAAAAGGAATCGTCGTGTGCGCTGTTGTCGTTGTCAGGATTGCTCCGGATGTCCATACAACTATTGTTCCCATCATAATCTGAAAGGTAAATGTTCTCTGCGACGTGGTAACGTTACTGATGTTGCCTTGAATTTTAATTCGAAGCATCTTCCCGATCTGCCACCAATTCGGCGGCAACGTGACAAGCGCATTATTATTTATTACACTCTTCGCCGTGGTGTATGTGTTTAGCAATGTCCCTGGCGTATTTTGATATGCAATTACCTCAACCCATGTTTGTAGACTCATTATAATCTCCTCTAATTATGCGTTGGCATCGGTCAATGTGAATGTCGAAACAGTCACGGTCTGGCCGATGGCTATATTGTTATTATCTAAAACCATATCCGGAGAATCGCCAGAGATACTTGCAGTACCTTGAATATGGCAAGTCGTTCCGTCGTTGGCGTATATTCTAAAATGTCCCGCGGTGGACATCGCTCCTGTTGCAGGACCAGACCAAGTGCCAAGTTTTGTTTTTACTCCGGTAGCGGCGGCATTCATCCAGTCCGATGGAAGTGTAATTGAAATAACGAGTGTTCCACTATCAGCGGTTGCACAATCTGCCGGAGCGGTTCCCGTTCTAATCGAGAGTTTCGCTGTTGCTCCAGCAGCCGTCTCGATAGCGTCAAGTCGCGCGTTGCGTGCGGTGATAGAAAGTTTAATTGCCATACTGAACTCCTTTTATTATTAACTTTATCTTTTGGGCTACGAATTAATCACCATGTGCCTTTTTCAAAAACGGCTTCGCGTTTTGAGATACTCTCATACGCTACTTCACCGGCGTGCGGAAATTTTTCGATCAATTCAATGCAACCGGCGAGTGTATCCGGTCCGTCATCACCAAGTCCGCCTGCAGAAACTTGTCCGCCTTGCGGAAACGCTTTGCATTGCCGAATCAACAAATCCTGATCGGGATCGGATTGATCGAATGTGATAATTCCTTCTTTCACGAATGGAACGATCCGCTCGATGCGGCTCTCTTTACTCTCTCCGGTGTGAACGACTTCGAAGAATGGCAGCATCTCTTTATACTTCTTTTGAAGCCGCATGTATTCGCGTTTAAGAAGGATTTGAAATCCATTTGTTTCCACGCCGACAAGTTTCGAATGGAACTCGCGTCTTTGGCGGTATGTCGCGTCAATCATTTCGTCGATCGGTCCCTGTTGAATCCAAGCGCGACGGACCGGAACATGTATTGTGCCATCCGGCAACGCTGCAACGCCAACGGTGATGACAGCCTTGTAATCACCGGCGTCCTTTGCAGATGGATCCACGAAAGTATAGTTTGTGTACGTCCGCGCTGCGAGCTGCTCACGCGTATGATAGCGGAAATAATTATCTTTGAATTTCTGGTCACGCCGGCTACGCGGCATCATCTGCATTTCGGGTTGGAACGTCTCCGGATCGTTCTTACGGTCCTGCAGGAGCTTCAATGTTGGATGGCGAAATTGCCAACTCGACTTTTCGCTATCAGGAAAACCGGCTTCGCGGCATTGTTTGGCAATTGCGCGATCGTCTTTTGTTGCGAGCGGATTTTCGATGAGTGCACGGAAGATACGTTTGTTAAAATGCGACGTGTATTTTCCGGTCATCAGCTCATCAATAATATTTCCTTTGACTGTGAAATTACAAAGCAGCAATGCGCTCCAGTGTGGAGAATTGACTGCTTTGAGAATGTCCTGCTTTACACTGTCGATAAATTTTTGGACGAGTGCCGGAGAATCCGGCTTCGTGGGATCGTCAATGTCGTTAAGTATAATGTGATCGGGTCGGTGTCCAAAGTTTTCCTCACCGCGCAGCGATTGCTCGCGTCCATATCCCTTTACCTTGCGGCCGGTGGTGGTGATGAAGTCGCCGAACTCCCATAATACGCTTCCCTGCAATTTGCCAAAGTCGTTCTTGATGCGCTCGTTGATTTCCAACTCGAGTTTGATCGGAACGCATTTCGTCTCGGCTTTATCCTGAGTCTTGCAAATTATCGGTATAAACCATCGGTCTCTGAATAATATTTTATGCAAAACATCGGCCTTGCCTAACAATGTATCTTTAGAACTCTCGCGGAACGCGGCGATGATGGAGAATATATTTGGCAGCTCTGCGATCTTAAAAAATTCTGGATGGAATGGAGCGAAACCTGCGTCGACTGGATCCAGCGGAGCATCCGGAATCTTCCAGATCGTCCGATATTCTTCTTTTGTCTCGCAATAGTGAGGCAGGTAGGTTATACAGAAGAAGAACTTGTCGACTTTAGCACGAGCGATACGCGCGCGCTTCTTCTCGGCGCTGTCATTCGGAAATGGCGTCGCTTGTTTCTGAATGCGCTGCATCAGATCTGTATATTGTTTGTCAAAATCGCGTTGAGTAAGCATATTATTTCTTGCCGTATTTTTTAGACATCGCATTGCCGAATTCGACGAGAAGCGGTTGTATTTTTGTAAGTGCGTCGGGATCGCGTTCGGCAAGCCATTCTGTAAATTCCCCGATAGCCAACAATAAGCCCCCATAAGAATCAACGTCTTTTTGTAAAGCCTTGACCGAAAGGAGAAGCTGTCTTATAGAATAAATTTCACTTGAGTTCATAACGCCGGTTGTTTTGATAGTCTCCATCATTCTGCCAAGCTGCACAACAAGCGTTTGAAGCATCTGTTTCGATGTGGAAACGGATGTCATGGCGATTTCTTCTTTCTCTTTTTGCCATCCTCCATCTGCCGCCCATCGATAAATAGTTTGTATCGAAATATGAGGCATGGCGGTTGCAATTTGTTCTATACTCTTTCCTTCTTCTAAAAAGAGTCTGTGAGCTTCGAGATTCTCAGATTTGTATGCCATAATCATGCTCCAAAAATAAAAACGCCCATCCGTTCCGCACATTTTTGATGTACGGTGGATGGGCGTCGTATGATGACTAACCCTAGAACAAAATCTTATCTACCACAAATATATACACTCTAAAAATGAGAATCAATCTTAAAAAGGTTTATCAGCCGTTTTATAAAACGATGGATGCGAAGTGCGAAAAGAATCGTATCACGTTCTGACGGATCAATGTCGTCATATTCAGGTGGTTTTAATCCTGCCGCCAATAATGCTTTTTTAAAACCACCAAAAGTGACTTCATATGTCTTTCGACATGGAACATTTGAAGGACGTAAACAGTCCATTTCCTGTACACATGGTGACCTTCCAAGTTTCTTCGCGAAAACACGCAACCTTTCTATCATAATGTCTTTTGGAATACTCACCCAATATGTTCGAGGGATCAGGCCTGCGGCGGTAATTGCATTATTAAAAGATCCAAAACTTCGATGAATTAATTCTCGACATGGATGTCTGTTTGATGCGTTCCATTCTTCCTGCTGAGGGATTCTGCCTGTTTCATTGTAATTTTTTAATATTGCGTCGATCATCATTTCTTTTGAATATATTTTCTTCATCTCGCACCTCCTTCCATGGCTTTTATCTGTTGAAGATTACGAACGATCCAAGATAAATGGAGTTTAATTCTTCCCGGATCGAGCTTCGAAAGATACCGACAGTGATTGTCGATCGGTGAGAATTGTAAGATGAGGCTTTTTACTGCGGCGTCTGTCTCCAGACGTAACGCGGCGATGCGTTTATTGCGAGGCATGATGCCCTCCTGTAATTGTTGGACAAAAGTTAGCGGGAATAATAAATAGCACCCGCGCGTCCAAGAGCTACAGAAGCAACTCCGATCCGATTGATTACGGATCACACGGGTGCCTATAAAAATGACGACACCGGTTCTCGGACCGGTATTGCCGCTTCTGTATATTTCGGACATCAGAAAGTTACTAAGCGGCGGTATCAAAGTCAAGTCGTTCATAATCAATGTGGGTGGAAGGTCTCTTTCTTTTCTCGCAACTCACTCGGAGTCCACTCAGAGGCAGTTATGTTGGGCTGTTTTACGGACCAGTGGAACTCGCGCCCGTCGTAATCAAGATCGAGATGGGCCTTCGAAGTGGATTTATTAATCTTTTGAATCAGCTCTATGAGGAGCGAAATATTAGGCATGAGGTCCTTTCGGATCGGAGAAAACTGTGTTCTTGATTAATTCTTTCCCGCGATCGGTGAGATCGATGCGAAGAATAAATTTGCCGCGCCGAGTCACTTTGACGATGCCATTATTCTCTAAATTCTCTATCGCGCCCAAAACTTCGTGTATAAACTGATTGCCGTCTAATGCCTCTTTCCCGTAGCATTCAAGAAATGGTATCGCGGCTCTGCATATTTTTTTTATCTCGCGGAAACTAAGTCCGTTTCTATTTTCTCGTTGCATCTCTGCGAGTATCGCATCGTCGAGTTGTCGTATTTCTTTGTTCATTAATTTCTCCTGTTATGTTGTCATACTTCAAATTGCTCGCTCCCACCTTACCTTAGCTCCGGTGGCTTTGTTCAAATCAGGTCTTGTTCTTTTCTTTCCGTTCCAACTGTTTGTCGCGTTTGGTCTATTCCAAGAACCCCCTTTGTGTTCTTGTATTGCTTTCCATCCTGCGGCCTTGTATATCGTTCCCTTATGTACCTCTTTGTCCTGATACGAGATTAAATTTATTATTTGAGGAAATTTACTCTTAATAAGTTTTGCCATTATCCCAAGCATCCGACTTGCCGTGTATCTTGGTGCGTCTGGTGCAATCGCCATTCTTCGCAACTCCAACCAAGTATGCTGTGGTAACGCGGGAGCAACCGGATTAGTCCATATTGCAATCGCGTATATAACTCCATCGTATTCCGCACCAAACGAAATTATAGAGTTCAGACAAAATCCAGTGTTGTATATTGGCAATCTGCTATGCCATAATAAATTTAAGTCTCTTGCTCTGTACCTGTTAATTTCCACTATGCGTAAATGGAGCGCAGAGGTCGGAATCACGCCGCCACCTTCCGCTTGGAATAACGGATGTGTAACTCTTACACTATCTGCGCGTTGGGCTATCATAAAAAACGCTCGCAATTTGAAAAGCGTATGCAACATAACCAACGCTTCAACCTGACATAATGGGCGTTGGTGTAATTTTCCGTATCAGTATATTTTCTTTGCTTCGGGTTCATCTGTTATTCAAGTTCTTTCAGTATGCAGGTTAAGCGTAACCGTTAGGTCGTCACGGCAAACATATCTGAAAAAATACGCTTGCGGGCGATGTCTAAATACTCTTGCTCTTTTTCAATTCCTATAAAATTCATTCCAAGATTCCGGCAGGCAACACCGGTGCTTCCGCTTCCCATAAATGGATCAAGAACAGTTCCGCCTTTTGGCGTTATTAGTTTTACCAGATAATTCATAAGGGCTAATGGCTTCACTGTAGGATGATGATTCGGGCTTGGCTGTGTAGTAAATCTTTTTTCTACATCTTTCATATCTTTACTTGGCTTAGCCGATTGACCGCGCTTCTCTGGAAAGCCGAACATTCTTTTCAATCTCTCCTCGCGCTTTGCGACTTCCTCGCACGTCTCAGATGCTGCGTGTTGGAATCCGCAATTGCTACAGAGAGGGAAGCATTTTAAACATAACTCACTTAGCTGTAATTCGTTTCCACAATCCTGACAGTTATAAACCCCTTCTTGTGGTTTAGGAGGAACGACGAGTTGCGGGGTTTTTGCCGGCAACCATCTCGGAATATGTTTGATGAAAGTTGTATAAGAGTGTTTGCAACTCAGCATCCAGTCTTCTTTGCATCTGAAAAAACCGTCGAGTGCCCTGAGAAGATCCTCCTTTGAATAAGGATCAAATCCGGGCAGAACGGGTTTTAAAATATCCAAGGTTTCTGTGATGTTCATACTACTCGGCGTCCAATAGTTATGGTACATAGCTTCCCAGAGGAGTTTGTATTTCTCCATGACTGCCGTAACTATTTCAATTTGAGGGCTCATTATAATTTTGGTTGCTCTAAAAATTCAGCCAACGCAGAAATCCCCTCGGCGAGAGAAAGAATGCTTCGGCGAAGGAGGTATCTTGTTATCGAAAATCTTAACCCTGTCTTTCTTAAAACAATTTGCCATTTGTTGAATCGCACGTAATAAGTATAACCTGTTGGCATGTGACGATCACGCTTTTTTTCGAACTCCGTAAGCATCGGCAGGTGTCCAATTCTTTTTGCTACAACAATAACGAAGTTTATCAATTCCTCATCAGTCCATTTCAACTTATATGTTCTATTCGCGGGTATTGGAACAAGCCCAGCTGCCAACATAGCTGCATTCTTCGTTTTAAACTGACGGACAATTGTAGAGTATCCTGGCAATTCGTTCGCACGATTTAATTCTTTTTTCGTGGGAGGTCTTCCATTTTTTTCAACAAATCGCTTTATAGCAACAATAATATCCTTCTTAGACATGGGTGTATTTTGATTGGTTCTGAGGAAAATCATCTTGCACCTCCCTGCAGGGCATCGATCTGCTTTAGATTGCGCACGATCCACGAAAGGTGAAGCTGGATTTTTGCCGGATCGAGTTTCGCGAGATAGCGACGGTGTTTGTCGATCGGTGAGAATTGAAGTATTAAAGATTTTACAGCAGAGTCCGTTTCGACACGGAGCGCGGCGATACGTTTGAATCTGGTCATGATGACCTCCTTGTTGTTTTGAACGAAACATAAAACGGCGAACCCATGTTCACACTCAACAAGAAGTGCTCCGGTCCTCACGGATTCGGAAGGGTTCGCCCAATAAATTAATGGTCCGTAAATGAAAATTCCGGAATGACGGACCGGGCACCGCTTGCTGATTATGAACGTCAGCAAGCTAAGAATTCTAATATTGAAAAGCAAGTGGTTCACCTTATGTCCCAAGCATGAACGATCATTCTTGTAATGCGGCATTGTCTTTTACCTGCATCTTTTATAAGTCCAAATGCGCGAAGTTCATTGTTCCTCGCTGAGATAGTGCTGGCATCCATTCCGAGCCGTTCACCCATCTCTTTATTTGTCATTGGACCCTCGTTTAGAAGTAGTTCAAATACCTTTTGTTGGTCTTCCGCCAGGTGCACCGCCTCGGCTAATTGTATTGTACGCGCGAGCCTTTTAGTATCATTGCCCGTTGGAATGGCTTTTGGGGCGGCTTCAAATCGGGCTTGCTGTATCTCTGTCGGGCGAGGAGGTGAAGCGGGCACGTCATGACGTGCCCCTACAACGGAGTCGAACAGCGGCGTACCCGATGCTTGTCCGAATCTCCGGATGTGATCTGCGCGCAGATTATTTTTTGAGAAGCTTGTCATGTCGAATATATTTTTGAAACTTCAACGCCTTCATTTTAATTATTGCCTTCAAGAGAGTCCGCCAGGCATTATTTTTTCCCGCCAACTCAACAACGTCCGCACCGTCTCGCACGAGGATAGTGCAGCAGGAACCATCATCGGCCGAGATGATGCTGACGCACTCCATTATAATCTCCCGCCCTTCTGTCCGTTATGAGAAGAGAAAAAATTAGGGAGGACATCGCTTAATTGTAAATCGGTATTTGCAGAAATAGTGATATGACTGCGATGCATATCCTCGCGAACGGAAAATCCGCAGCCGTCGAGGATGCAAATCATTCCAACTGTTTCGTTGCCCTCGACGATCGGTGTAAAGTCATGGATGTGGTTGCAAGGTGTTTTTTGTAATTCAATCATGGTTTCCTCCTGGGTGAAGCGGGTTGTTCGAAATATCTCGCTAGAGACATAATCGTTCCAGCAATTTTAAAAAGTATGTCACGAAGAATGTACCTTGTAATTGAGAATTTCAATCCCGTTTTTCTTAGAACAATGTGCCATTTTTTAAAGCGCAATTTATAAGTCAAACGTGTTGGCATGTATGCATCACGGCGTTTATCCCACTCAGTAATCGTCGGCAAGTGACCTATTTTTATCGCAATCGAGCGAACAGACCTTATCATTTCCTCGTCTGAATATTTAAATCCATTTTGTCTTTTAGAGGATTCTGGAATAAACCCGGCCGCTAAAATCGCTTCGTTCATGGTTCCGAAATATTCGATAACGGTACTCGTCCCTGGTAAATCATTATCCGAATTAAAGTCTTTCCCTTTAGGTGGTATTCCATGTTTAGAATGGAAATTGATAATTGCTTCAATAATATTCTTTTTTGAACGAGTGGTATGAAAATAGAATGATTTAGTTCTCATCTCACACCTCCTTGTAACGCATCGATCTGTTTTAGATTGCGGACGATCCAGGACAAATGGAGCTTTATTTTATCCGGATTGAGTTTCGCGAGATAGCGACGGTGCTTGTCGATCGGTGAGAATTGAAGGATGAGACTTTTTACAGCGCAATCCGTTTCGACACGGAGCGCGGCGATGCGTTTGTTGCAGGTCATGGCGACCTCCTCAATTGTTTTAGCATGAAAAAATGGCTCACTCTTGCTAACGCCAATTGAGTAGCGTCCCAGATCCTCGCGGAATTCTGGAGAGTGAGCCAGTGATTTATTTACCCGTAAAAACGAAAATTCCGGAATTACGGACCGGGCACCGCTCAATTGTATTAGCGGTACCAAGTTACAAAGGAGGAATATGAAAAGCAAGTGCATCATTTCGAAGCCTCGAAAGACTTTAAAAACTCACGACCTTTAGGAGTTAATTTGTGCCAGCGAGTTCTATCATACTTCCCACTCATTACATAACCATCGACAGAAAGAGTGCGCATATTGAATGAGCAAAGGTTTGTTGGAAAAGGAATCTTCTTGCGGATCTGCGCAAGGATCTCTGCAGGAGTTGCGACATGGCAGCCTGGAGGCGTTAATTCTTTTATTGCGCGAAGGATTTCCACGCGCGGACTTGTGCCGATCGCACTTTCAAAATATTTATTGATCGATCCGAAATGTTTTATAAGAATCTTGTCGATGTCCCTGCCGTCTTCCGTCAATTCATTCTGCACAGGGAAACGATGATTCTTTTCCCAAAACGTGCGCACGAGGAACGTTAATTCTTCCGGTTTCCAATTGTGATAGTTCGCACGCATCTTCAGTGCTGCATCGATGTAGTTATTCCAGCTGCCGAATCTTTTAGCGGCGGTCACGGCAAAACCCGGGTTAAAATCGGCGATGCGCGGAGGTTTGTTATTCTTTTTATAAAACACGCATGCGCGGTCAAGCATCTGTTGATCTGTGTATTTCAGTTTATGCGGCATGGTCTTCTCTATAAAATCCTGGATCTGCGCCAGAGACGCATTCGCCTTCGGCGGAGTTTGCCGATTCGTATGAATAGATCTCCATCACCGCAGCATTTGCCGCAGCGTTCACGACCGGCTCCGGCAAATTCTTCGTCCGTTCGAGAGAAAGAATAAAGAGTTTAAACTGCTCGATAAGCTCGATGATCGCTATGCCAAATTTTACTCTGGATTCATGCAACTTCCATCTCACATTATCGACGGTTACATCTTCGATTGACAAAATCAAGGTTGATTTTGTGAGCGGATCTGTGAAGTAAACGAGTGGTGGTGTTATGCCGGATTGCGGCCGACGCTCGCCGTTTGGCATGGCGCCGCAGTTTCGGATGATCTGCGCACGGCGTTCTTCAGGTGCTAATTCAAGCATGGTAATCTCCTTTGGATAAAGCTGATATATTGTTCTGTATTTTTAACCTCGGCTGTTTAAAAAATTACTGCAATATTGAGAAGCAAATCGTTCATTTAATGCCAAAATGTTTTGCGTAATCCGACACACGGGCAAGGATTTGTTTCGCATTCGACTTCGGAATAAATCCCTTCACGTACGGAGTGTATTTCTCCGTGACCTTACCGGCGTCGGTCGCAATTTTCTTCTGCTCTTCAATTTTGAAGTTCAGCTCGTCGAGGCATGCCTGGATGTCTTTGGCATAGGTACGCTTGATATTATTCGAAACGTGCAGCTCGATGCCTTCGACCACGGCGCCGCCTTCGGTCTTGCGAAGTTCGCGTATGACCTGCTTGCTGAGATCGGCGCAGATTTTTTCCTGTGCCTTCATTGCGATGTAATGCCGGGCGTATTGATTCAAGATGTTGTTCATAGAAACCTTTCCGGGCGATGTACCCTCGCCACTTTTGTGTAATGAGATAATAGTTGACTTTCTTTTTCAAGTCGTAATTGGCGAAGCCGGTTAATCTCTTGAAAGAGTATAATACGGTCCCGGGTGAGTGAGCGAACATCGAAAGAGTTTTTTTGATTGGCAAATGCCAAATCTGTGCCGCGTATATTATAGAGTCGCACAAGCTGCGCGATGGAATCTCCGCCCGCGATGTTTATGAGCTGCTCTAAGCGTTCATTATCGTACAGTGATTCGAAAGGAATGATAGTTTGATCGTGACTTTTGCGCAAAATTCTGACGAGTACCGCACCGAGGATACCAATGATAATAATAGTTAAGCCTATTGAGGTGATGTCCATATTTCCTCCGTTAAGTGTCAGATTGCTGAGTGTGCCTTAGAAATATTTCTAAATCTTTGTGTGCCAATTTGAGTGAACCGTCTGCAAGTTTATCATTTATTATATTTGTCATGCCGGATATTATTTTACGCAATCCCAAATTGTCGCATGTATGTGTAGATCGTTTGCCAGTTTGTTTAAAACAAAAACCAGCAATATCATGCCATGACCAACCCAAGAGAAATCCTAGTTTTGCGATTTTACGATGCTCATTTTCGTTCTTCAGTTTGAGAGATGATCCAAGTTGCCGCCGTTGCTGCACGCTCTCCAGCTGCTGCTTGATGAGATTGAGATATTCATCATCGATGTCCGCACAGGATTCCTTGCCCGAGATAGATCGCAGGATGGTCCGGTACGTTTCATCGTCGAGCGAGAGATCCCGTTTGAGAACGTGGATTCTTTGGATTAAGAAATTGCGACCCCCTCTTGCTCTCCCCCTTGGTAAGGGGGAGAAATTAGATTGACGATTCATATTGTCGTAAACCTCGTCGCTTCGCCGGGAACAGGACGATCTGCAATATTATTTGTATTGCGTGCCAACACGCTTCTCCCGGGCAAACCGTTCACAGAAAGAAATTCATGCTGCATTGGAATGCGACCTTCCCGATTCACAAAATTATTTATCATTCCTATCACATCTTGACGAGAATATGCGTCCATCTTACACCTCAATCGTCTATATGTATTGGTTCTGGATGTGTGTATGCTTCATTGACACATGAGGCATCTATCTTCTTTAAATTCTTCAGCGCCATAACATCGTAGGCGTTGTCAAGAATATTTACCAGACTGCCGACACCAAAGTGTTTCTTACAAAAATCCCAGAGTTGTTTCATTTGTTTGTCATCAAGATCGTGCGGGTACATGTTTGCGATGTTCTTGGATTCTTTGATGTCGATGTCGTCAATTTTCAGTTCCATTTTTACGCGGCGGTTCATATAGCCAAGTTCTGGCTGCCTGAGGAGGGTGTTCAAACGGTCCGTTCCGATAAGTATTACACCGCAATTTGCCTGATCGTCGCCATGAATATCTTGCACGAGAGAAAGAGAATCCGGTTTCAATCTATCCGCCTCGTCGATGATGATGAGGCGGTTTTTGCGCTGCAAATTTCGAATAAGTGAATGGAGTCGATCGCTTCTGCTGCCGCGCATATCCGTTACTCCAATTTCCTCGCTGATGAGCCTGATGAGTTCGTTCGCGTTAGAAACTCCGGTGAGGCGGACCATCACAGCATACTCCGGATGTTTGGCAACATAAGAACTGGCTCCCTTCGTTTTTCCCCGTCCGAATTTTCCGGTGATCTCGCCGATGCGGCGGCGCATCCATGCAATTTCGATAAAGCCATGGATGTCTTCAACGACGTTCGTTTTGATAATCGTATTCCGAAGTACCCATTTGCGATAAAACTGAATAAGAAGTTCGTCAAGATTCGAAGCATCGCCTTTGTAGGTGTTGCTGAGATATTGGCTCCAAGTGCTCGATGCATAACTTGTTCCCTTCTCGAGATCTTTAAGGGATATTTCGCCTTCTTCGCGTAAACGCTCGATGCGTTGGCGTACTTCTCCGATAGAATCAGATGTAAAATTAACCCGGTGTATCAATTCTAAGCGTACAGAACTCATTTGCGAACCTCTTTCAAAGGTTATGCAATACGTGATTGAATCAATGTTAAATCGAGTTTCACTTTCTTATTACTGCGAGACTTCTTTTCCATTTCTGCCATGCGTTCGGCTTCCTGCTGAGCGCCAGCGACTTCACTTGCCTGCTGTTCGATATTTGTTAAAATAGTAATCGGTGTTGAGTTGCGGTTAATTTGTTCCATCGGTAAGAGCGAGACATTTTGAATCATACCCATGAACGCATTTGCTTTTGCTTGCAGGTGCGATCCGCCCATGCGGATCTCGTTCACTTTCTTTTGTAAAATACTTTCCTCACGTCCGCGTTGTTTAATGATTTCGATCGCCTCGCGCTGTGTCTGTCCGATGAGATCGCTATTGACCGCCGTGGCTGCATATATCCCTTGAAAATAGACGTGAACGAAACCGGCGTTTTGCGGATCGTAAAAAACATCGCAGCGTTGCTTTTCATATCGCGGACGGGCGAGGTCGGGGCTAAAATAATCTATTGTGTTGAGTGTGAAGTGCCCCTGTCTCACCTGTGGATGTTTATCATTCTTCATCAACAGGAAGTCAAGCACTCGTTCACTCATCTGCTTCGGATGTTGATTCCGCGCGAGATAATATTGCACGCGGCTTAGTCCGTTAAGACGCCGCATCGGTTTATTATTATAGACATTCCATGCAAGTTCGAAGAGGCGGATAAAATCGCCTTCGGCTAATAAAACGCCTTGCTTAATTTCTTCCTTCAACGATTCAGGTTTGCCGGAATAATTTGAGCCGGTATATCCGGGAAGAAGTTTCCAAAACTGATTGAGCACTCCGAATGATCGTTCAACGTGCGGTTTACTTTGCGGATGATAAGGTGTGGAGCGATGTATTTCGCAAAACCTATTAAAGGCTGTCTTGCGTGAATCCGTTGCTTCAATATCGCCCATGACGCGGCTCAATTGTTTATTGTGAAATGTTTTTCCCCAATCAAGCATGATATGATCGGGCAAGTCCATAGCATTGGGAAGTGATACATAATTTATAACTGGATTTCCATCTTTGTCTGTTCCAGGCGTTGCGATCTTAATTTGATTGCCGAGAAAAGCATTACGGAGAGCAAGCGAGGCAGTCTCGGCATTCGGCATGTAACTTAAATAGTATGAACAGCCGAGCGAGGAATGGAAATCGACAACGTGCGTGCACCAGAATCGATCCGACTGTCCGTTTGTGCGAAGTATCTGCACATCGGTTTCTGTGTCGTCGATTTCGAGATAGCCGCGCACGCGAAATTCGTTTGGGTTCTGTCTCACGAAAAAATTAACGGCATCGAATTGTTTCTGCGACATGCGGGATCGTTGTATTGCCCGCGCTTCTTCTGCATCCGGATTCAGTGCATCGTCTCTTCGCACGCGTAAAAAACGAACGATGGTAGAGAGCGATGGAAGCTCTTCATGTGTGCATTTTATCATGCCGTTTTCTGTTAAGCAAAATACTTTTCCGATGGCCGACTCGTTGCAAAGAGCGTTGTAGACATTGAGAGACGATTGTCCCTTGTGTCCATATTGAGAGATTACATACTGTTCAAGGCTCACTTGCTTTAAATCGTCGCCCCAGAGCACAACGATATTGCCTCCACTTCTCAATGAAGCTTTATCGCTGCGCTGCTTGCGCGTGAAAAGAACTTCCAATGCCTGCCTGAGCTGCGGATGTGCTGCTATAGATGCGAGCGGAGAGCGAGGCGCGAGGTGGAACATTTGTCTCAAGCGAATGCAATACCAATGGATAGTCGGCTCCGTGAGCTCCGTCGCCGCGCTTAATTGTTTTCTCGCATCTCCGATACCTTCTTTGACGATTACAAATCTCATAAAGGTATTCACACGCGCGATAATTTCCGGAGTGATTTTATTTGATGGCACGATTGGTATTTGTAATTCTTCGTTCATTGCATCTCCAGGGAGCGGATTGGCTCGGAAAATAAATTGAGTTGATTGAGACGCTCTGCCTCAGAGCGCCGCAGTTCGATGAGCCGTGTCTTCATAGCATAAAAAAGTCTATAATCGTTGGTGATGGACATGATGATAATAGAATCATCGTAACCGAGTTTTGCAGAATTATTTGTAGATCGTTCGAGGCACATATTGCGGAGAGTCGATGCGCTTTTATGTCCTATTGCATTTGCAAGAAATTTCCAGCCATCGAAGGTGCGGTCATCGCGCCGCAACCTTTCGGCAAGTTCCCATTGCGCAATGATTCCATAAAGTATCGTATGATGATCGATCATATCGATGCGTGAGAATTCTTAACAGTTTCCGATTGCGCCGGCGCGGTGCATTGATTAGATTGTTTGATGAGCGATAATAAATATTTTTCAAGTTTATCGAATGTGGATCCACTGTCGAGATGTCCGCTTAGAACTTGTGCTATCGATGAGGGTGATGCGAATATTTTTGGAGAGATTTCTTTTGCTATTACATGCAGCCTGGTGACGATGATGCGCATTTCAGCGGCGGAGAGATGTTCCGGCAAATAGCCGAGTGGATCTGAGCAACCGCAGAATTTACAGATCGGGAGATGGGTAGAAGGGGAGACAGGAAGACGAATAGATTTATTTTTCGGCATTGAGGAGCTCCTGATGACGATCGTGATTCTTTTTTATTGTGTGCGGTTTGCCGCAAGCAGGACAATCATGTTTTGGGCGCGGCTTAATGATGATAACATTGTGATCGACGAGCCATCTATAAATATTTTTAAAATCTCTTTTTCTAATCCGATCACGACGACCGGCGAGGAAATTAGATACAACGGTTCGAGAAATTTTCAGATCTTTGGCGAGTCTGTTTTGGACAAAACCGAGCTCTTTGAAATGTTCTTTAATTCGCGTGAAATTCATCTTAAAAGCCCTCCAAAAAGGGAACCCGCATCATTATGCCAATTACCCCAAAGTGCTCTCTGGAACACCTGTAAAATCAATGTTTGGAATTTCCAAACATATAGGGTTCAACCCCTTTTAACCTATCGCGCAGGCCAAGCTGGATATTTGATAGTTTCGACATTGTCTTTTCCATGATTTATAGTCAGGGTTACGTTGTTGGATTTGCCCTCGTTGTCAAATGCGGCGGAGACGAGCGGGATAATCGATTCTTGTTTTCCGACGTATTCTCTTCCTTTGATAATCTTTCCGGTATGATCTTTCCATTCGGTAGATGCCGAGATGTTCGCCATATCTTCGAGACAGGTTTTGCAAAGCCAAATCTTTTTTCCATCGGATGTAGAATATTCATAGAGGCGATTCCCGGCATGCATGTTTTTTGTGTCATCCGGAGAATTAACCCAGACGGCGCATTGCCGCTCGCCTTCCAAAGTTTTATTTGTGTAGATGCGGCTCGGGTGAGTGCGATTGAAGAATTGCAAATTTGTCTCTTTCATGCCGCCTTCCTTTGGAATGGCTTGCTAATGATTTTATTTATAGCCGGAAGGAGCGATGGCATTGTGCCTTGAAATGCACGACCGACACCGCGAGCGCTTTTACCGATTCGGACGGCAATCTCTTTTTGCTTCCAACCGTTGCCGCGCATTTTCAAAAAGAGCGCCGCACGATTAAGTCGGCGTTGTTTTTTGTGTTTATGTTTCATATACTTCCTTTGATGGTTTACAAGTGAACCTTGACCAAAAGTAAGATAATACAATTAGTATTATCTGTCAAGTGAATAATACAAAAAGTTTTATGTCAATAAAACATGAAATAGGGCAACGTTTGCGCGAGTTTGGAGAAAGAAGAAGTGGCTCAATGGCTGCCTTCGCAAGGGAACTCGGTATCAGGCCTCAAAATCTTAATGCTTATCTCTCAGGTAAAAGAATTCCGGGGAATAAACTCGAAGAGAAGCTTAGAGGAATGAAATGTGATATGATCTGGCTCCAATACGGAAAGAGTCGAGAATTAATTAATCATCAGTTCAATGTCGCATTAGGGACGATTGTAAACGCACAAGGAGACAAGGTCGTGAGTAAAGAAGATTTTGAGTTCTTACGCGAAGTGAAATTAAGGGGAATTGATTCTATAGAAAAATTAGATTCTATTCTACGTCCCATTACGATGGTAGCGGAGACGATAGCAAAATACAACATCACCAAAAAGAGGAGGAAATAATTATGGCTATCAGTCATTCTAAAGCAGAATTTTCGGCGGAATATTCTTCTCAGGCGAGCGTCGTTGCGAATGCTTGCAGGGAAATAATCCAAACTATTGCCGGCTTAACCCTAAAAGAATTCTCACCTCAGACTGGCATGATCTCTGCAAGAGCATCGTTATTTAGTTATCCTGCGAATCGGGAAATAATTTTGAAAATTACAAAATCAGGAGAAGGAACTATAGTATCCGGGACCGCAACGGCTGGTGAAGGATTGATAACAAGTGGGGGAGCTCAAAAATTGATTACAGAATTTTTTAATAAACTATCTTCCCATAAGGCACTTGAAGGCAAATCTAAGAGTGGCTGGTAGAACAATGATAGCACTTGACTTTTAAAATAGGGAATCGTACGTTGTAGGCAGTTAGTAGCGACCCCCTCTTCATCTCCCCCTTGCGAATAAGGGGGAGAAAGTTAAATAAGAAGAGGAAATGTTTTTAAATAAGCTTTAGATATTCGGTCAGACGATCATAAGTCGCCGAGTTTGTTTCCCAAATAAGGAAAGCAGACTCGGCGATTTTTTTTTGTTCTGGAGGAAAAGTTGAAAGAGATAGAATTGTCGCGGGGAAAGGTTGCTCTGGTTGACGATGAAGATTACGAATCTCTCTCACAAAGAAAATTTTGCGCCACCAAGGGAATCTTTCCCCGCTCACCATGGTATGCAGTCACGTGGGAAAGAAAAAATGGGAAACAAAAAATAATTTATCTGCATATCATTTTAATGAATCCTCCATTGAACATGCATGTGGATTTTGTAGACGGGAATGGATTGAATTGTCAAAGATCGAATATGCGAATTGCGTCTGCATCTGAAGATCAATTTAATCGAGGTATAATGTCGACCAATACTTCTGGGTTTAAGGGAGTGAGTTATAATAAAATTAATAAGAAGTATCGAGCGGCTCTTATGAAGAATGGGAAACTTTGCAGGATAGGAGATTATCCTACGGCCATTCTCGCTGCACATAAATATGATGAAGAAGCGAAAAAGTTTGCTGGTGTCTTCGCCCGTCTCAACTTCCCCGAACCATTAATCCAACCGGAGATCTCATGCAATCAAAATTTAAATGGCTTGGAGCCGGTACGATCATTGGCTTTGCGCTCGGCGGCATTGTCCTTCTCTTCTTATATAAGTATCCGCCTGAACAAATTGGCAAAGATGATTCAAAAGAAATTCTGGATTTCGCCATCACGAGTTGGACGAATCCGGAACCTGACTCAGTTCTGGCAGCGTATTTCGGAGATCGAAACAAATCCGGAATATTTCAGCTGGGGAAGATTCCGGACACCGTCTATGCTCTCGCGGCTCACATCGAAACTGTTTATGCAATACCGAAAGGCGTGGTGATAGCTCAATGGATATTAGAAAGCAAATGGGGACTTTGTCATTTAGGAGCACAGAATTACCAAGGCTTAACTTTGGCAGCGGTGAGAAGATACATGCCATATCCTGCTTATGTCATTCGGAGGGACACACGGTATCAAAACGGAATTGCGATACAGGAGATGGTCCGGTTTGCGAGATTCAAAAATATAGAGGAATCGTTCGAAATGTACGGTCGTTATATATCCGGTTCGCCTCTTTATCGCAGCGCCTTCAAGCCGGGGAATTCTCCAGAGAAATTCGCACGTGAACTTGCTAAACATTACGCCGCCGATCTGGACTATGCACTGAAACTTATTATACTCATGCGAAAGTATAAATTAAACTGAGGACACAATAATGGGTATAACCAGCAGAACAAATATGTTAGGACGCTTGGAAGAATACCGGCAACGGCTTCAGGTCCTCAGAATAGAGATCGATACCGCTGTGAAGGGGATTCTATTTCACTTCGAACCGCTCGATCGGGATCTCGATTATATCAAGAACCTCATACCAGAACGGTTGAAGGTGAACGTTGCAACGATTGAAAAGAAGATGAAAGAGTTTAAGAGAATATCTGCCGAGATCGAGGAGTTGCAGAAGGAGCTTGGAGAGAACGGTGGATGAGCCGCGCCGCTTATATTATAGCCAACGCAACGATGCTGCTCAGTATTGCGCTTACGCCCTGGCTGGAAGATCTGTTGAAGCTTTATCTCATCAGCGCGGTGGTACTCATAACGCTGACGATCAATGTGGCATTTCGAATCAAGTGGTTGATGGACATTATCGTCGAGCATCTCGTGCAGGCGGTGCTGAATAAAGTTTTGCAGGACCAGGATATACAAAAGATTATGCATTGGAAGTTTGAAGCGATGAAAAGGAAAAGTAAAAAATAATACAAATTGAGCTGAGGACACCATGGAACGAAGAACTTTTTTGTTGGGACGCAAGGTAGAACTTGAGAAGAATTTAAAAGCGCTCAAGGTAGAAATTACTACCACAGCAGACGCTATTATGCTTCATTTCTCGCTGCACGATTTGGACCAGCACTATGTAGACGAACTCGATACGGAGGCTGTGCAGATACTCCTCAATATGGTGGCGCGGAAGAAAAAGATTTATTCTGACACTAAAAAAGAATTGGAAACAGTGAATCGCGAGCTTGGAGTATGACTCAAGAATAAAAGAAAGTCCAGGACGGAAAAATGAAAAAAGCAATTGTAATATTCGGAAGCGAAATAGATCTCGGGGGCGCCGGTGTGCCGATGGAATACGATTTGCTCATTGAAGGCGCGACGTATGCAAAGGCAAAAGACGTCAATGGGAACAACCAGCCATTTACGATTACCGCAAGTCATATCGATTCCGCGGTGAAGCAATTTGCGCAGCGCAAGCAGCGCGCACCGATGCGGGATCTCGTCGTAGACTATGAGCATCAGACGCTGAAGGGCGGCGAGGCTCCGGCTGCCGGTTGGATTAACAACCTCTCCTCTATAGTACGGGACGGCAAAAAAGTATTGCGCGCGCATATGCGCGAGTGGACCGATAAGGCAACCAAATATTTACAGGATCACGAATATAAGTATACATCTCCTGTTTTTGCGCTCAATGCGACCGACAAGGTAACGGGCGAAGTTTACCCGTGTATGATCTTTAACGCCGCGCTCACGAACGAACCTTTGATCGATGAATTACAACCCATTGCAGCAAGTCAACTTTATCAAACCATTTTTGGAAAGGACACCCTTATGGACGGAGTCATTAAAAAACTGTGTGCGTTTCTCGGAATCGCCGAGAGCGCAGACGAGCAAACGGTTGCGGCGAAGTTTGCAGAGTTCGCAACGAATGTGAAGACAGCACTGGCTGCTACGACTGAGATCGCAGCAAAGGATGTGCTGGAGTATATTGCCGGCGCCAAAACCGAGATCGCCGCCAAAGCAGGTCTCGTAAAAGTGATCTGCGCAAAAGACGGCGCCACGGTCGAGGAAGCGTCCGCGATTTATCTTGCGGCGAAAGAAAATGCTGCAACCGTGCAGACGCTTCACGCTGAGATCGATGCGCTGAAGAACAAAGAAATCAATACGCAGGTGGATACAATTATTGCAAAAGGTGTTGCCGACGGCAAGATCACTCCTGCTACAAGAGATTCCATGCATGCCTTTGCCGCAAAGGATATTAAAGCGTTCGAAACATACCTCGCATCCGCTCCGGTTGTGTTGCCGATCGGCAGACTGCCTGAAGGCGGAGACACAATTGCAGCGAAAAATATCACCGTGGAAGATAGAGCTATAGGCAAGAAATTGGGCGTGACGGAAGATCAATTGGTGAAGTATAATAAAGTAGAATAGGGGCGAGGTGACCTTGCCCGTAAGGAGTAAGGGTTCAAAATTTTGAACCCTTACAAGAGAAAATAAACAATCTTCAATCACATTTTATGCCGAAGGCACGCCTTTGGCGAAAGGAGTTTAGTATGGGACAATTAACAGTTTTACTTGGGATGCTGGTGCTCTTCGGCGGGGCATTGCTGATTAAGAAAGTGACCGGCGGAACGGTGTTTCCGTTTGCGATGACGGTCCTTAATTCTGACCGGCTTACCGATCGGCGTGAAGGAAATACCTTCGTTTACGGTCAGGAAGCTAATCATATAATTTACAAGGGAGCGATCGTCTGTCTGAATGTAGCGGGTTACGCTGTGGAAGGATCGGCATTGAGCACTTTGATCGGCGCTGGTATTGCCGATGAGCAATCCGATTCGACCGGCATCGCCCAGGGCGTTAAAAAAATTCGTGTAAAAGAAGGCATGGCCTATCTTGACAATTGGGCATCTGATCTTGTGACGGTTGCAGAAATCGGCGATACATGTTATGTGTATGACGATCATACGGTAGCAAAGACAGCCACGGGCGGCGGCGGCGCTACGCGTCCGATTGCCGGATACGTCCGCGACCTCGATGGGAACGGTGTCTGGGTAGAATTCAAAAACACGCATTCATCCGATGGTGATGTCGTTGCGGCAAATAATCTGAGCGATGTAACGGCTCTCACGGCACGCAGTAATCTCGGTGCAAACCTTGTCGCGTTGACTCTCGATGTTGCATTGCTCAATGGATCGGCAGTGTATCACATCGCATCTCCTGTGGCAGGGCATATCACGAAATTGCAAGCGTGTCTGAAAGCTGCATTGACAACCGGCAGCCCAACTCTCACCGGTAAGATTGCAACGGTCGCAATCACGACAGGAGCGTTTACGTTAACGTTTGCCGGGTCTGCTGCAGGAACAATATTCGCGCTCACACCTACAGGCGCGAATACCGTTGCAGTTGGAAGCGATATAAACTTTGGGGTAACGGCTAACTCGCAAGATGCAGTAACCGGCTGTACGGTTACGATTTTAATTACAACGGATGTATAAAAGAATCTTAACCCCACCCTTCCCTCCCCTATAGGGGAGGGAAGGGAGAGGCTTTATCATGATTATAAATAAAACAAAACAACAATTATAAGGAGAAAGAAGTATGAAACGATTTATGAAATGGACGTTGATCGCTCTGGCTTTAGTAGCCTGCCTGGTGAGTCCTTCCGGGCGCATGGGCGTGATGGTTTTCGGAACGGTCGTGAGCGCTGCAGGGCTGGTTGCCTTACAAAAGAATTTCAATGCACTGTTTAATCAGGCATTGGAGGCGCTGCAGCCGAAGTGGCCGGCGTTTGCGATGAAGGTGAATTCGGAAGGTGCGAGCGAGGATTATCAATGGCTCGGTGATACACCGATGATGCGCGAATGGTTAGGCGATAAATTTGTAAAAGATATTCGCGGTTTCACATTCAGCGTGCCGAACAAAGATTTTGAAGTTACGATCGGCGTGCGGCGCAACGATATTGAAGACGACCGGCTCGGAAAATATGCCATCTTGATTCCCCAGATGGCAGACGAGGGAACATATAAGCAGGATACACTTATAACCGATTTACGCATTGCGGGAACATCGACGCTGTGCTACGACGGCAACGATTTCTATGCAACGAATCATAATACCGGCAAGAGCGGAAATCAGAGCAATCTCCTCACCGGGACCGGACATACGTTAGCTCAAGTGACTGCCGATTTGATGACTGCGCGCACAACGCTTCGCAGATATTTGACCGATCAAGGCAAGCCATTTATCCGCACACCCGGGAAGCTGCAAGTCCTCTGCACAATTCCACCGGATCTTGAAGGCGTGTTCGAGCTGTTGTATAATGCGAATATAATTCTTCAGACCGACAACCTTTTAAAAGGTGCGTTCCCCTATCAAGTAGATTCTTACTTGACGGATACCGACGATTGGTATTTGGATTATGTCGGCAACCGGATCCGACCGTTTGTATTGCAGATGCGCAAAGAACCGCACCTCGTAATGCTAAACGATCCGCAATCGGAATCGGTATTCACGCGAGCTGAGTATCAATTCTCGAACGAAGCGCGGTTCAACGCAGCGTTCGGTTTATGGCCGTATTCGATTAAAGTTTCGAATACATAAACCCCCTCTGTTTCTCCCCCTAGAAAAGGGGGAGAGAATTAAAAGAGAGGAGATTAGGAGAAAGGATGCTGAACGCATTGTCCTCCCAGGATGATGCGGTGAGCCTCCTTCAAGTCCGGTCCTGCGAGAGTGGGTCCGGATTTCTAAAGTAAGAAATTGTGCGATTGTGAGATTGAGCGATTATTAATTGAGGAGATGAACCATGAAAGATTTAACCTACAAAAGACCCGGCGAAGATATTATTCGAAGATTCAAAGACATGGGCGATGGGACATACGCCGAGGTGGTGGAAGTAAGCCGCCAGCTTGGACAGAATGGCGGAATAATTATTGCCGATACAAATGCGCACTCCAACTTAAATTGCTTTGCGATTCAAGCGCTCACCGATACGGTTATTGCTGCGATGACGTTGGCAACCGGATTCACAGGCTCGATGGCAACGATACCTGTTGCAGCCGGCACAATAGTGATGATTGGATTTACCGCAATCACACTAACAAGCGGCAAAGCAATCGTTTATAATAATTAAGGACAAGAATGTTAGGGCTTGGTGTAAAAATAGGAAAGAAAATAAAAGAAGTTTCTGCGCCTCCTGCGGCACCTGGTAAATATTGGGTAGGAGGAGATGGCGACTGGTCTGACGATGAAAATCATTGGGCATTAACATCGGGCGGTTCGCCAGAGATAGGGAATCTTCCTACGAATTCAGACGATGTTTTTATCGATAAGAATTCAGGACTTGGAAGCAGCGGGACGATCACGCTCGATGTGGCTGCAAACTGTCAAAATTTTACTTCTATTGTTGAGAGTGCTTACAACATTACTGGAACTAGTAATTATTTTAATATTTATAATTCAGCAATATTTGAAAATAATTTAACATGGAACAATGATACATTTATAACTTTTAAAAATAATGCCATTGATAAAACAATAAAATCCAATGGTTGCATTATACCTTATATAGAATTTGATGGTGGTAATGTATCCCTTCTGGACGATATGGTTCTCACCAAGATATTTAGATTGTATAATGGAACTTTTGATGCAAACAATCACAATGTAAAAGCTGCTAAGTTTTATTTTACCGCTTGGGCAGGACATGTACCTACCGTCAGGATGGGTTCTGGGACATGGGAGGCTACTGGAAATGTGACAAATGGAGATGTGTGGTTGATTAGCGAAAGTGACGGACAAGTTGTAACAATTATTGCGCAAACTTCAACTGTTAAACTTACGCATAACGATTGTACTGCTTTTAATGGTGGCGGAAAAACATATAATAATCTCTGGTTTGCGGGAATATCAACCGGTGACGATCAGATTGAAGGATCGAATACCTTTAATAATGTTAAATCAGATGCAACAAGAAGGGATTTGTGGTTTGATGCTGGTTCAGTTAATATAGTTAATAGTCTTACGATTTCCGGTAATTCTGGACGTAAGATTGTACTGCAACGGAGAACAGATGTGCCAATCGGCACTTGGACGATAAACTGTCCGAGCGGAATAATTTCTTTGGATTATGTGGACATTTCCGATTCAATAGCAACCGGCGAAGCTTCATTTTATGCCGGTGCGCATTCCACCGATAGCGGTGGTAATACCGGATGGACATTCACGGCACCTCCATAATTTTTGACACTTAGGAATAACCAATGGCAGACCCAGAAACAGAAGCTGATCCACAGTATGATGGTTACTGCACGCAGGATGGATCTGCGGACGGCGATATTTCTCCGGCACGGATAAGTCTCGAGCAGCTCCGCCAGCTCACGGGCGACTCGGAAACAATCGTTATTCAATCCGTCATCGATCAGGTAATAGAATGGGCTGATGACCATGTCAATAGTTATTGTGCCAAGCGCTATATAGTTCCGATGAATCCTGTTCCATCGAAGGCGAGAAGTCTCAGCGCAGACCTTGCAACATTCAAACTCTTCGAGCGGCGAGCGATGAATACCGGCGGTGAAGTGCCGGATGTATATCGCAAAATGTTTGACAATGCAGATAAATTTTTACAGAACGTTGTGGCCGGAAAAGCAGTGATCGACGGAGCCATAACTCCGCCTGCAAGCGTAACAAATACGGGCGGATATTTTGGCGCGAAGAAAAAAATAAAATGGGAATGACCCCACCCTGCCGTCCCCTTGAAAATAAGGGGAGGAGGTGAAAAGATAAGATGAAAATTCCAATATTTAATAAGACAGGGCGCAAGGCAACATTTAAGGATCCGGGAGCGGGTCAATTCAGTTTTGCGATGATAACCGTTGGCAGCTCTGCCGACAATGCGATAACAAATTGCGGCGGTATAAGCAGCAATAGTTATGTTTCGCAAATGACTGGCTATAGAATATCCGCTGCCGGCGAGGGAGACTTCCGATACCTCTATGCAGATCAAATGCGTATAAAAGTTTTTGTGGTCGATCAAGAAAGAGCGTTGAATGGTTCGGAAATTATCTCTCCATCAAGCACTCCGGTAGCGGCTAATTTTATAATCCCGACAGCCGGTGCATCGTCTCCATTAGTTGTACAGGAATTTGCCGGATTTACCGGACATGTTTTTGCCAATGGAGATATTGTTCGTTTGCGGATTATGAGTCGCGCCGATAATACAACGATCACCGTTGCGGACGTATGGGGAGCGGTTACGTACACATCGCGGAATGCAAATGCAAACCCCACAACGCAGACGTATAGTTTCACACGGTCTGCAGCACCCAATGCCGGCACTGGCTCCGGAACGATTCCTAAGGGAACGATTGCTCTCGATTATGGCGTGAGTGGAAACGGTTATTATGAAGTTACCGCTGTCGATGGAGTCAATGGCGCCAATAGTCCATATGCACAGACGGTGATATGGATGGGACATCCCGCAACTGGCTGTATTGAGAAAGCAAGATTTGGAAATCTTGCAGGTATCACGTCGGCAACGTGGGGAGCATTATCTGGATATGGTCTTTATGCGAACAAAATTTATCTGGAGGGCAATTGTTATATCAAGGGCGAACTTACATTCTCGAATCAAGGATCGATCAATATTTCCGGATTTAATAATGATGCTGGTTTTATAACCGGTGGTGATCTTGGGAACAAAACTTACTATGGAAGTTCGGCGCCGGGATCGCCATCGATCGGAGATTTTTGGTTCAACACATATGTTACCGGTCAATATAAAATGAATCGTTGGAATGGCACGACGTGGGATATTGTGTCGGTGTATATGGATGGTACAGGAGTATATGCAGGAAATATTACCGCAGGACAAGTGACGGCGGGAACGCTGACAGCATTTACGCTTCAAACGGCGGCAAGTGGAAAGAGGGTGGATGTTGGAACTAATAATCAGATTAATTTTTATGATGAAGCAGGTTCGGCTTGTGGATATATCAGAGGCTATCAGAATCCAGATCCTATATTACATCAGTTAGATATATACTCTGGGGATGTTTTGACTATAATAAGTGCCAATATTTATTATGAGGCATCTAAGATGCATGTATTTTACGGCCCGATTAACGGTTCAAGTTACATAAATCTTAACTCTGGGGGTCAATATAAAATCAACGGTACTGCCTTATCCTATAGCGATGTAGGAGCTTGTGGCACATCCGATTACCGTCTTTCTGATGCTCGCGATGCAAGCGATGTCTATGCATGGGCGAAGGCGGCTACAAAGCCTTCTTACACATATTCTGAAGTTGGAGCACAAGTGGCAGGTAGTTATGCACCAGCATCTCAGGGGGCAAGTTTTAGCGGTGGAGGGCCAGAGGATAGATATGTGGCAACAACGTCAGGAGGCTCGGTGAATCATCGACTTTCTTCCATACCAATAATAATTAACGGTGTTACGAACTACTTTTTAGTAGTATAAGAATAAACCAATGAAACTGAAACGCAACATTATTTGTAAACTGTAATGGATAACATCGCTTCAAATAAGATATTGTCCGCTAATTCTCCTTCACTGTTGAATGTGTATATTGCTATGGTGGATGGTGGTGTATGATCATAAGAAACAGTACCGGGCTTTCCAGTGTACCAACCATTCGTTATTTGAATGAATGTACTGTTCACGGGAAATTCATTGGTAAGTTGAAAAAGATATTGACCGATACCGATTCGAGTCCAAATTGGTTCTGCCGAGAAAGTATTTTTAAAAACCTGCGCCGTCATTGGAGCAGTTACACCCCCTTGGTTAATCTTTCCCTCAAATATTTTGATGTGGAAGAATCTATCACAAAAACATAAAGTGGAATCTTTAACAAAGACAGTATCTTTTTGAGTTATAGTAGTTGAAACCGGATTGCTTTTCTCGCAACCTACAAACACAAGAGAGAAAAGGATGGAAATGAATAATTGACCATGCCAATGTCAAGTTAAAAAGGAGAAACCAGTGAAACTATCGATTTTTGAGCGGCTTGTGATCTTAAATAATTTGCCATCTGCCGGCAGCATAGAAAATGCTGTCGCTCTGCCGATGATACGCGAGAAGGTGGAAATAAAAAATGATGAAGCGCGGCGCATACAATTGAAAAGCAATGAAAAGTCCGGACTCGTTTGGAATGAGAAAAAAGCAAAAGATAAAGATGTCTCCTTCGGTAAGCTTGAAAGGTCAATACTCAAAAAGCATTATGAACGCTTGAGCGAGCAAGAACAACTGCCGATCGGAAATCCAGTGATTATATCGCTGTATTGCAAGCTTACCGGCGCATCGGTCGATGCGATAAAAGAATCCGTGATCGAGGATAATGAAATAGAAACTGTAGGGGCGGAACATGTTCCGCCCAAAAAGAACGTGAAGAAGTAACGTGATAACCCCTCCTTAATCCTCCCCTTGGTAAGGGGAGGAAATTTCGGAAGGGAAGGAAAACGGAAGAAGTAATGGGTAGTTCAAATTTTACAAATCTCAATCGAACTCTCGGCCAGATGCTGGCGCGGGCGTACGATCTTTCGAAGCCGCTGAAAGAAATCGGGATGATGATGGTCGGCGATTATCAGAAGAACATTGAAGTTGGCGGCCGCCCGGACAAGTGGCCGGAGTCTATCCGTGTTAAAATGCATGGCGGACAAACGCTGCGAGATACCGGCGCGTTTTATAATTCGATGACCTTCAATGCAACGTCTGATAGTGTTGAAGCGGGACCCGGAAGCGCAATGCAAGCACGTGCAAGGATCCTCGCAGAAGGCGGAACGATCAAAGCGAAGAATAAACCGTTCTTGAAATTTTTTATTCCTGGTGTAGGCTGGATCCAGAAAAAGGAAGTGACGGTCCCCGGGCGCGATTATACATACTCGCCTCCGGAGAGTGTTGAGACGTTTGGACAAATTGTGCAAAAGTATATGATAACATGAGAATCTCACCCTCACCCTCTCCTAAGAGGAGAGGGGATTGAAAGAGGGGATTGGAAAAGAAAATGATCTCGATTGCAAATACACAAGATGCGTTAATAGCGGACGTGAAAGCGAAAGTCACTGGATTGAAGACCGTCGACGTTATGGAAGGTGAGTTTACTGCAAAGACACTTCAGGAATTAATTATGCTTGCCCCCTTCGTGATCGGATCGTATCGCATGCCAAAACCTGTTGAGACGGAACGCGATGCTGCAGGTGGAAGCGGAACATTGGAGCATCAATTTATACTTATCGTCGGAGCCGCGACACTCCTGCAAAAATATAAAGCCCAGCGTACTTGTCTATCTATTATAGATGACATTAAAGATCTGTACGATGGGAAATCATTAATGGTCGATGGCGAGCCTGTAACCTTTGGATTAACATCGATTGCGCCAGTCGACGGCGGTGTCGGGATTGTGGTCTATGCCGTGGTGTTCTCGGTGTACGATTAATAAAGTAGGGGCGAGGTGACCTCGCCCGTACGATAAAGAGTGAATAGAAAAGGAAGGATGAAATTATGAAAACAGTAAGAGGCGGATATAGTTTGGTGGAGTTCGACAGCGATGTGAACTTTACGAACGCGCATGAAATCACTGCACTTTTAAAAGCCGGCACGAGTATCGTACCAAAGACACCGACTGAGGAATTTGCGGATGGGACGAACCACGGTGTGCTGAAGCAAATGGATCTGAGCATCCGCAGCGCAAACGTGGATAACGCTGCCGGGTCCGCTTATGCATTGCTGAAAGCTGCAGAGCTTGCCGGCACGCTCTTGAATTTCCGTTATATCGGATTGGGCGGCGGAATCCTGATTGAAGATTGCGAAGATGCGTGGGATGAAAATGTCGCGGCAAACGTTACATCGACTGCAGACACGGATTGCAAAGTCGGAAGTCACGCTGCGAAGCTGGCTGTGGGTGATGCCGTGGCGGCGGGAACTATCCTTGCGACGGAAGCGATAACGGCTTTAGATCTGTCGACTCGAAAAGAGATCTCACTCTGGATAAAGAGCAGCATCACGATCAATGCCAGCGATTTGCAATTGCTTTTAGACGACACGGCAAATTGTGCATCGCCTCTCGAGTCGCTGAACATTCCCGCTCTTGTTGCAAACGCCTGGACAAAGATCGCTTTGACCCTGGCGAACCCCGGATCGGATACTGCAATTATTTCGGTCGGTGTAAAAATGGTGGTTGATAAAGGCGCGTTTAATTTATTTATCGATGACGTGCGCGGTATAGCCGATAATGTCATTGTGAAGAACGTTCCTCCCGTCGTTGAATTCGAAGCGAATGAGATCGGCAAGTTCAATGCGATGAAAGTGACAGGCAGCGGTTTAGCCGTGAGCGAAAGTGATTTGATAAATCTAAATGTTTAAAGCCATTGAGCAATTGAGCCAATGAGCCATTGAGTAATTTAGTAAAAACAAAAACAATTAATAAAAGGAGCATATCATGATATTATTTCCAGGCGGCCTCAGCAAGTTCGAATTTGCTGCGACAAATTCTTTCCCAGGCACGGAGCTTCCGGGCGTGATGAAGGAATCAAAGATCACATTTAAAACTCCGACCGAGGAAGATGCGGCCGGACGCGCCGGCGCGACTGGCAAGCAGGTCGACTTTACGATCGTCTGTAAAGACCTGACCGATACGCCGTATGCAACGCTTCGCGGGTACGAAGCCGCAGCAACTCCAATTTTTCTAAAGATCACAGGCATCAATGCCGCACAATCGCTCGTGTTGAAAAATGTAACGGCGTTTGTAGAGCTGCAGCCGAACGAAACCGGAAAGAACTGGAAGCGCATTCTGCAAGGATCCGGTTTCGCGGGCAGCGAAACAGATCTGTTGACGCTGACGTTGTCGTAA